CCTAGACACACTAAGTCTGAATTTGCCAGTTATCTGTTCCCCGCTTGGATGATGGGGCACAACCCTAAATTGAAAATTATCCAAACCACCCATACAGCCGAGCTAGCATATCGTTTTGGCCGTAAAGTCAGAAACTTGATGAATGAAACAGATTATAAATCCGTGTTCCCGGGCACCGAGCTACGAGCAGATTCCCAAGCAGCAGGAAGATGGGAAACAAATCATGGGGGCGAATACTTCGCAGCAGGTGTCGGTGGTTCGATAACCGGGCGTGGTGCAGATTTACTCATTATCGACGACCCACACTCCGAGCAAGACGCACTTTCGAAGACTTCTATGGAGAATGCATGGGAATGGTACACTTCAGGACCTCGTCAGCGTCTTCAACCGGGGGGAAGTATCGTTGTAGTCATGACCAGATGGTCAGAAGATGACTTAACAGAGAGATTAATGGAGGCTCAAGCGAAAGATCCGATGGCAGATAAGTGGGAAATAGTAGATTTTCCAGCGATCATGGACAACGGACAACCACAATGGCCAGAATATTGGAAAAAAGACCAATTAGAAGCTGTCCGCGCCTCCCTGCCCATAGCCAAATGGAACGCACAGTGGCAACAAGAGCCTACTTCTGAAGAAACTTCTATAATTAAGCGAGAATGGTGGCAAGAATGGAAGAAAGATCAGCCACCTTTGCAATATATCATTCAAAGTTATGATACAGCCTTCTCTTCCAAGACAACATCGGACTATTCAGCGATTACAACGTGGGGAATTTTCTATAATGAGGTGACAGGTAAGCAAAATATTCTCTTAATGGAAGCAGATCGAGGAAGATGGGACTTTCCAGAGTTAAAAAGAATTGCATTAGAGAAAAACGAATACTGGAAACCCGAACAAATCATCATTGAGGCAAAAGCAAGTGGTCTTCCTCTCACTCACGAGCTTCAAGCTATGGGAATTCCAGTGATTAACTTCACACCAAGTAGGGGAAATGACAAAATGGTGAGAGTCAACTCGGTATCTCCTCTTTTTGAAAGTGGAATGATTTGGTATCCTCCGTATAAATGGGCAGAAGAATTGATTGAAGAATGCGCAGCTTTCCCTTATGGTAGAAACGATGACTACGTTGATAGCATGACACAAGCATTGATGCGTTATCGACAATTTGGTGCATTACATCACGAAGATGATGAACCTGTAGAGGATTGGAGACCGAAGCGTAAGATTGCTTTTTATGGATCATAAGGTATAAAGATTAAATGGCGGAAATAGATAAAACTTTAAACGAAGCACCTCAAGGTGTCGAAGAAGAAATTGTAGAAGAGGCAGTAACCGAAGATACTCCTATGGAAGTAGAGGTCGAGGGCGATGAGCCCGTTAGCCTTGGGCCGGTGCCCGCGGATACCGGGGACGGATTCGCCAACAACTTAGCAGAAAGCATTGCAGAAGAAACACTAGCACAAATTTCAAACGAACTGAGATCACAATTCTCGGTCGATCAAACATCAAGAAAAGATTGGGAACAATCCTACATCAAAGGATTAGATTTATTAGGTTTCAAATATACAGAAGTCAGTGAACCTTTCAGGGGTGCTGCATCAGTTTCTCATCCACTACTCGCCGAGGCCGTCACGCAGTTTCAAGCAGGAGCTTATAAAGAACTTCTACCTGCGGGCGGTCCCGTTAAAACTTCTATTCTAGGATTATCTACTCCTGAGGTGGAACAACAAGCCGAGCGAGTGAAGGAGTTTATGAACTATCAAATCACTTACAAGATGAAAGAGTATGACCCTGAAATGGATCAACTTTTATTTCACCTGCCTCTAGCAGGAAGTGCATTTAAAAAAGTTTATTACGACAGCAACATGGGAAGACCTTGTGCAAAATTCATTCCCAGTGAAGATTTAGTTGTCAACTACGGCGCATCAGAATTAGACGATGCAGAAAGAATTACTCACGTCATAAAAATTTCTCCGAATGATTTGAAGAGACAAATGCTATCTGGTTTCTACAGAGACATTGATATGGAAGATAATGACGAGTTGTATTCTTCCTATTCAGACATTCAAGAAAAGTACGACGAATTAGAAGGTGTCAAAAAATCTGGTTACGCAGGTCAATATGAATTATTAGAAATGCATGTTGATTTGAATCTAGAAGGCTACGAAGACGTCGGTCAAGATGGAGAACCCACAGGGCTAAAATTACCTTACGTTGTAACACTGGAACAAGGCAACGGAAAAATTTTATCTATCTATCGAAACTATCTACCAAATGACCCTATGTTTATGAGACAAAAATATTTTGTCCATTATAAGTTTTTACCTGGTCTCGGATTTTATGGTTTTGGTTTAGTACACATGCTCGGCGGTTTAACAAGAACTGCAACAGCTGCACTGCGAGCATTGTTAGATGCAGGTACATTATCCAACTTACCTGCTGGATTTAAATCAAGAGGACTGAGAGTCAGAGATGATGAAGAACCTCTTATGCCGGGAGAGTTCCGAGATGTGGACGCACCGGGTGGAGATTTAAGAAATGCATTAATGCCTCTCCCTTACAAAGGACCTGATGGAACTTTATTTCAATTATTAGGTTATGTGGTAGATGCAGGAAGAAGATTCGCTGCTATTGCAGATATGAAAGTCGGAGACGGATCGCAAGCCAACCCTGTAGGAACCACTATGGCTTTATTAGAACAAGGTTCCAAAGTGATGAGTGGTATTCACAAAAGATGTCACAACGCACAAAAAGAAGAATTTGATTTACTAGCAAGATTATTTGCAACAACACTTCCTTCTGAATATCCTTATGACGTTCAAGGTGGAGACAGAGGAATTAAAGCTACAGATTTTGATGAAAGAGTAGATGTCATTCCCGTTTCTGATCCAAACATTTTCTCTATGTCTCAGAGAATTATGTTGGCACAAACACAATTACAACTAGCACAGTCTAATCCTGAACTTCATAATTTGTATGAAGCATACAGAAGAATGTATATGGCCCTAGGGGTGCAAAACGTAGAAAATATTTTACCTCCCCCACCACAACCTATGCCAATAGATCCCGGTGTAGAAAATTCACAAGCATTGATGATGGGGCAACTGACAGTATTTCCTGATCAAGACCACCTTGCTCACATAGAAGCACACAGAGCTTTCATGAGTTCTTATTTAGTCAGAAACAATCCTCAGGTGGCAACCATACTTCAAGCACATGTCGTAGAACATACTTCTGCTATTGCAAGAAACGAAGTGATGATGAAAAACCAAGCAGAAATACAAGAACAAAATGCTAAGTTCGGTGGTCAGATTCCTCCAGAACTACAAGCTCAGTTCCAATCTGAAATTGAAAGACAGGTAGCTATCAAGATAGCTGCGATGACAGATGACATGGTAGCAGAGGAACAACAGGCTATTCCGTTTGGTCAAACACAAGATCCTTTAGTTGATATTAAGATGCAAGAACTACAATTAGAACAACAAAAGATTAATGTAGATGCAGCCGACGACTTAGCAAGACATAACTTAGAAGAAGAAAAATTAAGTTATAAAAAAAATATTGACTCTGCAAAATTAGCACAACAACAAAATATTCAAAATCAAAGAACTGCCGTACAAAGAGAAAGAATAAATGCCTCTAAAAAAAGGTAGTAGTAATCGTACAATAAGTGCTAATATATCTAAGATGAGGAAAGAAGGACGTCCTCAAAAACAAGCAATTGCTATTGCTTTAGATAAGGCAGGTAAAAAAGATGGCAAAAAAAGGAAAACAAAAAAAGGTTAATTCTTGGGAAAAAATTGATCACGACTTAGTCGGATCTTTAACTAAGGAATTCAAAGCTTTACACGCCCTATACACATCACAAGAAGTTGATCCGTTAGCCATTGCCAGTGCATTTTTAGCTACAGGGCAGTGGGCCATGAACAAAGAATTAGGTTTAAAAGATACTCAAGATTTGTTAAGGTTATTGGCAAATTATAAATACGAGGTTGTACCTCAATTGAATAGGACGATACACTAATGAAAAAAAATTTAAAACCAGTAGACAAGGCAAAGAACCCAGGTCTAGCAAAACTCCCAACAGGAGTGAGAAACAAAATGGGCTACATGAAAGATGGTGGTATGGTTCTAGAGATAGGATTACGTCCAGCTACAAAAAAAGAAATGAAGATGGCAAAGAAAATGAAGAAGCCAAAAAAAATGGCTAATGGTGGTATGGCTCGTGGCACAGGAGCAGCTATCAAAGGAAAAGGTTTTCAAGGAGTATTTTAGTGGCTGACGATAAAGATAAAAAAACAAGCATCAAAGAAAAAATTGGTTTATACATCGACAAGAAATTAACTTTCGGTGGAGGGCTATCAACACCTCAAAAAATTATTGATTTGGCAGAAGAAGCTGTAGGAGTAGACTCATACAAAGATATTGAAACTCAAGAACAATTTAATCAGTTTAAAAAAATCATGAATCAAATGTCAGAGAAGTACAAAGACGGTGTTCCAAAAGGAGCAAAAAATGGTGGCATGATTAAAAAATTTAAAAATGGTGGGTCAGTTGAGGGTAAAAGACTCACAAAAACAGTTCCTCCAAAAAAGGGACCTAACTCTCAAGGTATGAGAGGAACAGGTGCTGCGATTCGTGGTACCTCATTCAAAGGAGTATTCTAATGAAATACATCAAAATGAAATGGAACCACTTTGTTCACTGGTGGGGTAGATTAAATAAAAAAGGAAAGTTATTCTTTGGTGGCGCAGTCGTTGTTGTTGCCTATTTAATAATTACTAATGTTTAATTTATTAGTCGGTCCAATAGGCAACATGGTCGGGGACGCAATCAAAGGCTTCGTAGAGACGAAGAAAGCAAAGGCAGACCTTAAGCTAACCGAAATAAAAGCACAGAAAAGTTTAAAAGAGCAACAAATAGCGGGTAAAATTTCGTGGGAGTCCAGTGCGGTCGATCAGATGAAAGGGTCCTGGAAAGACGAATTTGTTTTATTAGCCCTGATGGTTCCAGCGATTTGCAGCTTCTTACCCTTCATGCAACCACACATAGCTCGTGGGTTTGAAATTTTGGAAACTTTACCGGAGTATTACACCCATTTATTATATTTAGCTTGCAGTGTCAGTCTGGGGGTTAGGGCGGCACCCGGTATTAAAGGTATGATATCAAAGGCAAAAAAATGAAAAAAGTAAAAGCAATAAAGGGAGTAATTAAAGGTTTAAAGAAAGCCTCTAAGTTACACGCTAAACAAGCCAAGACATTGAAGAAAGTTATCAAAAAAAGATAATTGGAAACAAATATCTATTCAGCAATTTTACGTCTATTAAAGACTAGACAAGACGATGTAAAGTCTGTAATTCTAGACGGAAACGTAGAGAACTGGGCGAATTATCAATTCCTAGTTGGTCAGCTCACCTCTCTTCGCAAACTCGATGCAGATGTTAGGGATTTGCTTCGCAAATGGGAGGTAGACGATGACGTCAACGACGGGCCTGATAGTGCCTAAAGAAAAAAAGATAGTAGGTATCAAACCTGCTGAAAAAAAAGAAGAGAAAGAAACTGCCTTAAGCAAAGTTCCTAAACCAACAGGTTGGAGAATATTAGTATTGCCGTACAGAGGTATAGGTAAAACTAAAGGTGGAGTTATATTAACCGATAAAGCAGTAGAAGAACAACAGATAGCTTCTGTATGTGCTTTAGTTCTAGAAGTCGGACCCGACGCTTATGCGGATAAGGACAAATTTCCAAATGGTCCTTGGTGTAAAAAAGGCGAGTGGGTAATCATCGCAAGATATGCAGGTTCTCGAATTAAAATCGAGGAAGGCGAACTACGAATTTTAAATGATGACGAAATTTTAGGGACAGTAGATAGCCCTGAAGATATTTTAGGAGTATACACATGAACGAAGTAGATAGACAAGTTGCAGAACTTCAAGCACAATCTGGAGAAAAGAAAAAAGCAGAATATTCTGTAGAAATAGAGAGCGAAGATATCGCTGCCGAAACAGAAGAAAACGAAATTGAAATTCCTCAAGAGAAAAAAACTTTTGAAGCTGAAGTAGAGGAATCGCAAGGAGATCCTGTTGTTGAAGACAAAACAAAGCAAGAAGAAGTTAAAACAGAGGAAGAACCAAAAGAAGAACCTAAACAAAAGTATAGTAAGTCCGTTCAGAAAAGATTTGATGAATATGCTTATCAATTAGGAGAGTCTCGAAGACGAGAAGAAGAAGCAATAAAAATTGCTCAAGCTATTAAATCTGAAAGAGATAAAATTCAAGAGGAACTATCTAAGTTAAATACTGGATACGTAGGTGCTGAAGGTGGACGTATTGAAAGTTCAATGGAAGCTGCCAAATCTAAATTAAAAAAGGCTATGGATGAGCAAGATAGTGACGCTATGGCTGCAGCACAACTTGAAATAGGAAAATTAGGTTCTGATCAAGCTAGATATGAACAACTTAAATCTCAACAAGAAGCTTTAGCCAATGCTTCAAAGCAGGAAAAAGAAGTTGAAATACCTCAAGCTCCAAAGCAGGAACCAATAAAAGACCCAAAAGCAGAAGCTTGGGCAACAGATAATGAGTGGTTTGGCAGAGATAAAGTCATGACTAATGTGGCATATGCTATTCACGAGGATTTAGTCAATCAAGGGGTTGATCCAAGAACAGATTACTACTATACTGAGATTGATAAACGTATGAGGGATAATCTTCCTCATAAGTTCAAACAAGATTCTTCATCCGAAGAACCCGCAACGCAACAGCCCGTCCAGACTGTAGCAAGCGCAAATCGAAACAGAGGCACAGGACGCAACGTAGTTAAGTTGTCAAGTTCAGAAGCGGCTATCGCAAAACGACTTGGTCTTTCCAACGAGCAATATGCGTCGGAAAAACTAAAGTTACAGA